ATTATCGGTAATGACAACATAACTGCCCATAACAACAGGCAGCAACGTAACGCTGAAAGAAAAACCCTTGACGAAAAAATATTTGATACCTTTATGGAGGGTAAGACACCTTCCAAGGAAATGGAAAAATCAGCAAAAAATCTAGGGATATCAGTTCCGGTAATAAAAGAACGAGCTAACGACGAACTTGAAAACATGTCGTTTATGAACGCTTTTTGGGGTGCTGTTGACAGGAATAAGAATTTCTTCTCACCGGATAAGAATAAAAAAAGAGGTCCGTGGGAAATGATGAAAAATATGGGAATTATTTGGATAGACGAATCCGGAAATAAATTTATTGCTAATCCAGAAGAGGGAAAACTAGGTAGACCAATAAGTGCAGATGATGAAAAAAGATTAGGCATATTGTTTGGTAGTCTTGTAGGACAAGCGAAAGCGGTTCTTGGAAAAGAAGCTACTGAAGAATCGAACAGATTGACGATGGAACTTGTGACTATCTCCAGCGGTCTTAATTCGAAATTTCAGAAAGCGATAGAAGACGGAAGATTAGATCCCGAAGAAATAAAATATATGAACGGTCTTATTAAACCCCTTCAAGATAAACTAAAAAAATATTTTGAGGAAGGATATTCGACGAATCCTCACCTTGCTAAGGCTCACTTTAAAGCGTTAACCGATGTAAAAAAGCTTACTTCTGAATTAGGAAAACTCACGGGAGATTTTTTTGAAAAGAATTTCAACGAACTCTATGGAAAATTGAATATTACTCTAATAAAATTAAAAGCATTGAAAAAAACAGGGGAAAATCCTCAACAGCTTGCTAATGAAGTCGGAAAAAATGTCCGTTTAATTCTGGACATGGCAACAGAGAAGAAATTTTTTACTAAAGTTGGCGATCTAAAAAACAATCCAGAAACAATGTCAAAGCTTAGAACTCTTGCTAGTTCTTTTATTGAACTTGTAGACAAAAACAACGGTAGGACAAATCAGCTTATTGATGCACTGACAAATAATCGAAACCCATTTTTACCAACGTCAAAAAAACCAGCTGACCAGAATGCCGCAGAAATAGTAGTAAAAACGCTTGATGAGATGGAGACTGATGATCCTTCCGTTGCAGAAGTACCCGTTGATATAGAGGACACCCTTCAATGGACATCACAAAATCCTGATAAAATGGCAGATTATGTTTTAAAAATGAATGTTTTGCCAGCACGATTATTTCAAGCTTTAAAACGAATAACAGAAATAAATTCTGGCGAAATTAATCCATTAGAATTTTACCGATTATTTCAATTCTATAACAATATTTCATCAAAGCGTAGAGAGTCTTGGTTAGAAAATATTGGCATAGACAAAAATATGCGTGAGCGTTTCAATGATTTTGAATACGGATTAAATAATGTTGATATAGATCCTAAATCAGAAAATCGTCAATTTGATAGGGTTATCCAAGCTTTAAATTATATGTATAAAAGTGATGTTCTTGTTCCACCGAAACAAAAAAAACCCAGAGGTGAGTTGCTTGATGATGCAAAAAAGATAGCTGGGGATTTAACAGAAATTGTTAATCACTCTGGTCTTTCAAGAGGTCAATACGACTCCGAAGCTGAACAACAAACTGACGTTGTAAGTACAGCGGCTGGTTTTAAACCCTCTTATAAACCGGACGCTATTAGTGGAAAATTTGACAATATAAATGAAATTCCCGGCCATTTACGAGGAATGATAATAAATCAACTAGCGAAACTACTTGAACAAGGCGTATCACGGGATCAGGTAAAAGGAGCATTGCAGCAATGGGTTAATGGAAGGTTTGCTATTTCCAATCTTGGAAGAGCCTTCGGCAATATTAACAAATTAAGTATAGCCTATTATGCTCCGGAAATAGTTTTTGACAGTAAGGGTACAGGACCAAAAGATTACCATGTCTGGGACAGCTATTTAAAAGAAAAATATATCCCTGATATTTTAAAAGCCAATAACGTACCGGAAGAAAAGATAAAAGAAATCAGAGATGGTCTTGGAAAACAATACTGGATTTCTTACCATCCTACCAAAAAGAAGTGGTTTCTGTTCAAGAATGACTTGGAGAATCTGGAGAAGGGGGATGCTGTACAGACTAATATATCGGAGTCGCTTGTTCGTCGTCCTGATTTAAATCGAGAAGTAATTCATTTCGATTTGGATAATGCTGTAGCATCTTCGGATTTTAAAGATTTTAGGAATGATACTGGCGTAGATACAGATAAAAGAAAAATGTTATTAAAAAATATAGAAAAAGAAAGAAAGAAATCGGGAAAAGAAAGGGCGGAAGAAACTGATTCTACCTTGAAAGTAGCACAACGGGGATTAATAAATCTAATAGAACATAGTGGGGGAGAATCTACAAAGGGTATTCGTAGACACGAAGAATACATTAATCTACGTAGACGAAAACTAGGTTTGCCGCCAAGGGATTTTGTGGGAGAGTTTTGGGATGCTCAAATAGAGCCGGATCTATAGATGAGCGATATTACCTCTCCTAATTCCAGACAATATCCAAGTCCTTTTACGCCTGTTGGATTCAAATCTCTTCAGAGTGTTGGTTTTTATAAACCTTCTTCTTTTCTGGAAAATTTTAAAAATGAGTGGACGCTTTCTCCTCAGATGGATTTATGGAGAAGTCTTGTTACTAGACCAGATTTCGAAATAAATGATGATTGGGTTATTAATCGTCGCGCTCTTGATGAGGAAAATATAAGGGGATACGAACCACACTATAAAGACCTGATGAATACGGTGTCTCCGGAAGAATTTGAGTATGTTAAAAGTGTTATTGACGGAAAGAGAGTAGCAAGAGAAGAGTTGGAGGGTACTGGATCTTGGGCCGCCGCTTTATCGGTTGGTATTCTCCATCCTGTTAATCTTGTTCCAATTCCGTGGATACGTGGGGCAGGTTTTATCCGTGGGTTTTTCCGTGGTGGTGGTGCTGTTGGTGGTCTTGTTACCGGAGAAGAGCTTATCAGGCAACAGGTTGGTATTGATGTTCCTTTAGAAGAATCTCTTATGGCAATCGGAAGTTCATTTTTAATTGGCGGTGCTTTTTCTGGTATTGTTGGATCTTTAACAAAGAAAGCTGCTGTTGATAAATTGGGTGATGATCTTGATCTTGCTCATGCGAATTATGATCGCCGTTCCTTATCGCCGGAAATGAAGGAAACACTTCCTGATAATAATTTACCTTCCCCAACAATATTTGATTCCAATACAAACAAAGTCCGTATTAATCTTGGTTTAATAGATCAAGAGAAAAATGCAAGAGCATGGGTTGATGATCCTAAATATAGTATGGGGGAAAAAAAATTTGATGCTGATGAATTTGTACTTAACGATGATTGGATGACTTTTCATTTTCATCGGCAAAACGCACTTATAAATAATTTAAAACGTGAAGGTGAAGACGGTCAAAGATATATAGAACGTATAAACAGACTTGCTTACGAAGGTTATAATAGGCAAAAGTTTTCCGGATCTATGGATATGCCTATGGTATCTAAGGATCAAACAATACCTGATAACATATTTACTGTATCAAAATTTTCCGATGTTATTCGAATGAATCCTGTATTAAGGCTTCTAAGAAAGGCAAGGCAATCTTTTAAGGGAGATTCTTTTATAGCTCAATTTGGTCACATCATTGCTGACACTGGTTTAATGCACGATGGGGCTGGGCGGGGTTTTGCAAAACCTCAATCAGTAGCAAATCTTTCTGCTAGAAATTGGGGCTGGAGGGCTGGTGAAGTAATAAGAACAATTGATAATGAATATCAGGCTTCTCTTGGTTTTGGTAGAAAGGATTCTGATTTTACGGGTGTTCGTGTATCCGCAAAGATGCCTACAGACAGAGCGAGTAAGGATGAATTTTTCCGGCGCGTTTTAGTTTCTTATATTACACAGGGGGTTGATGAAAAAGGTTTACCTATAAAAATTGATGATGAGTTTATCGATAATTCAGTAAGGGCTTTAAATGAACAGTTCGGATCATTTAAAGAAGCTGGTGAAAGATTTGGTATATGGGGAACAAATAAAAAGGAATTTAAAGACTTTGGTGAAAAGCTTGACATAAGAATAGAGGCAATGGAGAAGTGGCTTGACTCGTTAAAGATGACTTACTTCGAAATGATGGATGAAAAATTAAGAAAAATGCTTGAACTCGAATTAAAATCAAGGTCTGGTTATTCTCAGGGGATGACGAAAAACCAACATGATCTTTATTTAAGGCTTGCTGATGAGATAGAAGAGATGCAGCGTGGTGCTGCATTCAAAATGATGGATGAACATCTTAGCAAGATGATAAAAGATATTATTGATTTGAAAAAAACAAGGATTTTTGTAAAACAGAATGAAGAAGGTATATGGAATCAGGGCAGATCTATTCCAGATGATGTTAATTATTTTCCACGTTTTTGGGATCTCGAAAATATAACAAAATATCGTAGTATTTTTATTAATCGCATAACAAATTATTACATAAATGAACCAACTGCTCGCGTATGGCAAGAAAGAAAGGGTTTTGTTCCTGTTGGCGAAGCAAGGATTGACACTTCTGGTAAGGTGTTAAGATACGAAACCGATATGAAAACTGCGGAGAAAAGGGCAGAGGAGTTATTTGATCGCCTTGTTGATGAAGTTGGTTATGGAAATGCAGATGGTGGTATAAATCCAGTTGGTCTTGGTAAGGGGTTGCGTCATTTTAATCAACGCCAGATTGATATTCCAAATAGCATGCTTCTTGATATAGATACCCCTGACGGTGTTATTGATTTCATTTTGTTGGATCAAAGTATTATACGCAGGTATATGGACAAAACAGGGCCGCAAATAGAAATGGCCCGAATGATGGGTGACAGGCTTGGTGAAGGTAAGATTCTTGATGTTAAGCAACATATTAATGAAAGATTCATCCTCCCTTTAACAAATGAAATAAAGAAAATATTAGATGCTGGTCCTCCAAGTAAATCAGGTAATGATAAAATAAATTCCCTTCAGAAAAAAATAGATCAACTTGAGGTAGATAAAAGAGAAGTTGTTGAAGACATTCTTGATATAAGGGATGGCGTTCTTTTGCAATTTGCGAATATAGATCCTACAAGATACAGTTCAAGGGCTGTTAATCTTTTAAAGAATTTTACAAGTCTTGCCTACATGGGTAGTGTTATTTATTCGGCAATGCCTGATCTTGCTCGTCCATTAATGGTAAACGGACTGACTAATTATTTTTCCCATATTCCTCAATTTGCATTAAACCCCGCCCTTGTTAGCAAAATTTCAAAAGAAACCAGAGAGGAGATTGGTGAAGCGTTAGAGTATTCTGCAATGACTACAGCAAAGCAGTATATGGAAATAGGTGACGGTACATTTGCAAGTAAGACTACCGGAATAGAAAGGTTTGGTCACGCATCCCAAGCTCCTTATTATGTTGCGAATCTTCTTGGGCCTTGGACTCATATGCACAAAGTTTTTACGAGTTTTCTTTCCGGCAGTTTAACAGTTAGATATTCAAAACAACTTGCGGATAATACCTTAACTAAAAAAGGCCGCATTCATCTTGATATGGTTGGAATTTCGGATGCTGATGCTATTCGTATTGCCAATGAAATGCCTGTTGAATTAAGTCCAACTGGAAATTCCTATCTTTTGAATCTTGGCGCATGGCAAGATAAAGATCTTGCTGCAAGGGTAGGTGCTGGAATAAATAGGGAAATTCAGAGAACAATGGTTGTTCCTGTAACCGCTGGTAAACCGAATATAATGAGTGGTGTTTTCCCTAGACAAATTGGCTCCATAAGAATTGATAAGCAAATGAAAGCTTTTGCAGAAAGTGATATGGGCCAAAGACTTGGGTTTAGTGTTATAGGAGATAGAGTCAGTAATCCTTGGGCAGTTCTACCCTTTCAGTTTCTTACTTGGCCTATAGCTGCTACTTCCAGTGTTTTAATGGAGGGTGTGAAGCGTGGTGTAGCTCATAAAGATTTAAGTGCTTGGTCAGGATTTATGGGTATGCTTACTCTAGGATGGTTTTCCGGTTGGATGAAAACTTATGATTGGTTTGATCTTTCGTTTGAAGAACAGGCCATACGTGCCTATGAACTTTCTGGTGTCACAGGTATTTTTAGTGATATTCCTTTAATGGCAGAAGAATTAACGGCAGGTCATTTAAGTTTAAGAAAAGCTTTAGGACATAATACATTATATGAAAGAAATATAGATGATGTTGTTGGTAGGATTGGTGGTGCAGGTCCGGGCATGGTGTTTGAATTAACACGTGCGCTTCTTGATAGTGGTATGAAATTAGATAAGAGAGCTTCTGCAATAAGACGCGCTACTCCTTTTGCAAACCTGTTTTATTTAAAGGATGTAAGCTTTTGGGCGCAACGAGAACTAGTTGATGCAATAGAGGATTGATATGGCAATAGTTATTAATGATACAGTACCAAGGAATCAGTACACAGCATCAGCGGGTCAGACTGCTTTTAATATTGACTTTGAATTTTTTGCTGTTACTGATTTAAAAGTATATAACGGAACAACTCTTCTTAGTTATAACGCTTCCCCTTCAAGTGCTTCACAATACAGTGTTACTGGTGCTGGAACAAATGCCAGTGGTGCTGGTAAAAAGATTGATCTTGGTGGTGGGGCTTCTCTTAACGATGTCATTACAATCATTCGGGATGTTCCGGTTGCTAGGACAAGTGACTTTCCTTCTTCTGGTCAATTTGAAATCGAGACTCTGAATACGGAGTTAGATAAAATTACTGCAATGATTGCAGATAGGGAGGATGAAAGACTTCGTTCCCTGTATGCTCCGGAAACTGATGCAACAAATATAGATATGGCAATTCCTGTAAAAGCAAGTAGGGTTGGCAAGTTACTCGCTTTTAATTCTTCAACAGGAAATCCGGAGGCTCACGATAAACTTTCTACTGTTACTGTTAGCGCAAGTGAGGGAACTCCATCGGATAGTACCGCCTCATTAAGTAGTGATGGCCGGACATTAACCTTAAATCTGGTTTTTAATCCAGCAGGGGCCACGGGGCCACAGGGTCCGGCTGGAGATATGTCAGAGGCAGATACAATCGCATTAGCCGTAGCACTCGGTTAGGAGGAAAAAATGGCAAACACTTTTAAAGTAATAACAAAGGCAGGTGTTACATCGGCAGATGTAATATATACCGTCGCCGGATCTACAACGACAATAATTTTAGGCTTGATGCTTGGCAACACCACGGGTGGTTCATCAAACGCTACGGTGACGTTGGGTACTGACACCGCAAATCGTGCTGGTGCAAACAATGAACCAAATCAGGATGTAGAATTGCTAACCACGACAGCAATAGCTGCTAACACAACTCTGGAACTATTGTCTGGAAATAAGGTTGTAATGGAGGCGACTGATACACTTTCGGTTACGGGAAGTGCCGCATTAGATGTTGTGTTATCGGTAATGGAGATTACATAATGCGACTGATAGGACCACAAGCAATCCAAGGCAAGGTTGGGACTACCGCACTAGCAGATAGTGCTGTGACTCTTGCAAAGTTAAATCCAACTGGCAGTGATGGTCAGGTGCTTACTTCAACAGGCGGGTCAACTGCTCCCGCTTATGAAGTTGTTAGCAGCGGTGTTTCCCGATCTGATGGAAGACATATGATGTTGCAAATTGCCGATCTCCAAGGTCAGGCACTTAATTTTCCAAACGGTTTTGCTGATCCTTTTGATTCTGACACAATTGGTAGCACGAGCACTAACGAAACGTATGACGCAAGCAACGATTATTATCATAATCCCTCGACTCAAACATTAACTCCAGCTGCTTCTGATTGGACCCAGCGTGGTAGTGGCGCAACTCTTAGCTCTGGGTCCGTTACAACCACTTCATCAGGATCAGCTTATAGTGCTAGTAATCTCCTTACAGGTGATTTTGTTTTTCAGTTTCAAATGTCCAGTGTAGTCTCTGACCATATGGTGATTGGAGTTTTCGATGGGGCGGCTGATGAGGTTGCTCATGCGGTTTCTGATGGTGAATATCAACAGGCTGGCATGAACGCGATGGACGACAGTTTTTTCTTTAGTGCTGGAACCCCTTGGATAAAAAAAGGTAGCTCAACAGTTGACACCTCAACGTGGGCTAACACTTCTAATACGTTTCAAATCAGGCGTATCAGCAACACAATTTCGATTTATAATCTGTCCACGACTACACAAGTGTACGCATGGAGTGGATCATACTCTGCGGATATGAGAGCCGCTGTCGGTGGTGGAGGGTCAACCACCGCAAGCAGCATTGTCTTCACATACACAATCACCCCACCTAATATGACCTTGATACCTGCGGCAGCTACCGCAGCAAGCGCACCTTCTACAGGGTATCTTGCGATACAAGCTGATCCTGTTGATAGCATTACATTAAACACAGACCTAAAGGGCGAAATCTCACGCGACAACGGGAGCAATTGGACGCAAGTAACTCTTTCTGCTGGTGCAACCAATGGGGATTTTACCATTTATGGTGGCTCAGTAGATATCAGTGGCCAGCCATCGGGAACTCAAATGAAGTATCGGGTGACTACTTTAAACAATAAAGAAATAAGAATCAGCGGTGTGGTTCTAAGGTGGGCATAGATTGAAATTCCTTGCTCTCATAGTCTTGCTCTTTTTGGTCAGTCCTGTGAGCGCAGCAAATATTATTTGTTTTGATCGTAAGGCCGCTGAACGCGAATTAACATTCGACCAGAATGAGCAGTTGTTTGGTGTTGGTGTAACATGGGATGGCAAGGGTGTTGTTAAATTCTTTTTGAGCGCAAACGGAAAATTTACGATAGGCGTTGTGCCTTCTAATTCGGATATGTTTTGCCCTGTTGTCTGGGGGGTAAGCTTTGAACGAACAAACCAAGCTCGTTATTGATATAAGCAGTTTAGCTGTTGTTGGCGGTACATTGCTTGCGTACTTGCCAGCCATTGCTGCGCTGTTTTCTATAGTATGGTCGTGTTTGCGTATTTATGAATGGTTTAAGAAGAGACGCAATGAATGGCGATAATAGAAACTATTGGTGCTATAACCACAGCTATTGAAGGTGGCAAGGCAGTCGCGGAAGTCTTGGGAAAAGCAGCCGAAGCTCTCAAACAATTAGACGAAGAGAAAGCATCGATGATGCACAAGGAAGCATCTGGTGGTATGTCATCCGATGCAAAAGCAATGGAAAGGTTGCTAAAGAAAAAGGAATTAGAACAGGCAGAAAAAGATTTATATAACGTAATTGTGTCTGTTGCTGGCTTTTCAACTTGGCAAGAGTTACAGAAGATGCGCTCTGAACAGAGGGCTGCGGATAAACGTGCTGCGAGAGAGCTAATGGCAAAGCGGGAAAGAAAACGTGATATGGCTCTATCGATTCTTATTGCTGGTGGTGGCACTCTTTCAATTACCATAATCATTTTATTGATGTTTGTTTTTTAATGGACAAGGTTCTTGTGTGGCTTTTGCTTATTTATCCGGATGTTGGAGATTCAGAACCATTTCGTAAGATACCTTTTATGTCCCTTGACAGATGTAAATATATCTCTAAGCAGATATCATATCCGGCACATGCTGTTTGTGTGCCTACAATAGTGTCAAATAAAACAAGGACTTGGGATGGTTAAAAAGCTAGAGCCTAAATCGGAGTTTGAAGTTTTAGATATTGATGGTGATGGTGTTGTTTCAGATCAGGAGTTAAGGGCAGTAGAAGCACTCGATGCACACGACAAGCAATATCACCAAACCCGTTTATCTTACTGTGCAATGATAGCTATGCTTACACTTACGATGATAGCAGTTCTTCCTGTTCTCAGCATGGAAAAGCTAAAGATCCTTGATGGATTATTTTCAATCTTCTTTATTACTATGGGTGGAATTATTGCTGCTTATTTCGGGGCACAGGCTTTTGTCCAGAGGGGTAAGAAATGATTGGTCTTATTGCGGGTATTTTAAAACCAGTTGTTACTGGTGCTGTTAGTTATATAGCTGGTGAACAGGACATAAAGAAAGCTGAGAAAGAGAATCGTGCGAGACTTTTACGCGATGAGAAATCAAATAACCACGAATGGGAGATGGCTAATCTTTCTGACAAAGACAAGTGGTTGCGTAGAATTTCTTTTGGGATATTTATTTTTCCTCTGATATGGGCTGTGTTTGATCCCGTTGCCGTACAAACTTACTTTGATGTTGCGTTGCAAGCTCTCCCATCTTGGTATGTTCAGATTGTAATTTCAATGGTCGGTGGAATATGGGGATTAAGTGTTTTAAAAAATAGCGTACCTGCAATGATTGGTGGAATTGTAAAGGCTGTAAGAAAATGACATTTGAAGAAGAGCTTATAGATTTGTTACATGAGGAAGAGGGTATTGTGAATGAGGTTTATCTCGATCATCTTGGTAAGAAGACGGGTGGTTGTGGACATTTGCTTTTACCTACAGATGGTCCTCTGTTTGATGCCGAAGTCGGGACTCCTATTGATCCGGAACTTGTTGAAGAATGGTTTCAGAAAGATGTGGACACCTGCATAAAGGATGCACATTGGTTGCATAAAGACTTTGATGATCTCCCAAGACAGGCAAAGGTTGTTATTGCTTCCATGTGTTTTCAAATGGGTGTGTCTTCATGTTCCAACTTTAAAAAATTTCATGCAGCGGTAAGTAACAGGGATTGGGAAACGGCAAGAATTGAAATGCTTGACTCGAAATGGGCAAAGAAAGATACACCCGCAAGAGCTAATCGTATGGCAGATCGTATTTCGGAAATAGACTAATGTCTAAATTAAGTGAGGAAGAATTACGACAGGTTATAGAAGCTGTTGAACGTGCTAGTGGTAACATTGCTGAAGCAGCGGATAATCTTGGAATCAATCGAAGTACTTTTTATGGCAGATACAGTCAGGCGAAGGCAACTCTTAATGCAGATAACTTTAATGTGAATGATAATGAAGTAGAACTTCCTGTTTTTCCTGACGAAGATATACCTGTTGTTGAAATACTTGACTCTATGGAACGCAGGTTTAATCGCAGAGCAAAAGCGAAAGAAGCAAAGAAATGGTTTACAGTAAAGTTAAAAACAACCGAACCTATTGGTTTATGTTTTATTGGAGATCCACACATTGATTCAAATGGATGTAACATCCCATTGTTACGGCGTGACGTAGAGTTAATGAGTAATGATGGAATGTATTGTGTTAATCTTGGTGACACTACGGATGGCGATTGGCCCGGAAGATTGATGCGTCTTCATGCGGAGTCAGACCAGAGTATTACTACCGCCCGTAGACTTGCCGATTGGTTTCTTAATGATACCGGATTACGCTGGCTTGCTATTCTGATAGGGAATCACGATGCTTGGGGTGGTGGTGCGGAAATTCTAAAGTCAATGAATCTTCAGAAGATACCCATGATGGATTGGATGGCTCACTGGAAGATACAGTTTAAAAATGGGAAAGAATGTAAAATAATATGCAGCCATGATTTCAAAGGTAACTCCATATGGAATAGCTTGCATGGAAATCAGAGGGCTGCAACAACAACAGCCAATGCACATATATATGCGTCAGGACACAAGCATAGATGGGCTGTTCATCAGGAAGAGAACGCAGATAGGGAGTTTGTTTACTGGTTAATAC